AAGAATTCAGTAGCTGTAAGTTTAGCTGTTTGTAAATCTTCAAAGCTAGAGCCTAACTTTAATTCAAACTGTGGTCCTGTAGTGTTGTAGGTAAATGTTGCATCATCTCCACTACCACCTTCTATTGTAATACCTGCACCGTTTATGACAGCAGAAGTAGTGTTACCAGTATCTAATACGATGTTGTGGTCGTTTAGATTTACAGTGGTTGAGTTTACTGTGGTTGTTGTTCCTGATACAGTTAAGTCCCCTGTAACAGTTAGGTTGTCGTTTACTGTTACTTCAGATGTTGTGTGACCAATAGATATTGGCACACCAGATGTGGCTGTACCTATTGTTATGCCATTAGATGTATTAGAGTTATCTATGTTCAAAGTAGATGTACTGTCTAGCGATATGTTAGAACCGTCTACAACTAATGTACCGTCTATATCTGTATTGTCTAAATCAGTTGTTCCATCAACGTCTATACCACCACTAACATCCAAGCTTACGGCATCAACTTCTCCTGCTACGGTTACAACACCGTTTGAAAGAGTAATTAAATCTGTGTCATCCGTATGACCAATAGTTGTGCCATTTATAAGAACGTCATCAATGTCAAGTGACCCACCTGTAATAAGACCTGTGGTTGTTATTGTTGAAGAACCAGTGTCTATTGTACCAAAACCACTTGTTATAGAACCACTATTCAATGCTCCCACAGTTGTAACATTAGAGAGTGTATCTAAGGCTGACTCAAAGTATGTTTCAAAATCAGTCAGGGCAACTTGCTTCATCGTCCCTGCATCATTGACTACAACTCTATCAGCGTCTGCTAATGTTGTCGATGTAGCAGATGTATCTCCATCCATAATGTTAAGCTCTGTAGCTGTTGCGTCAACTGCTGCTAGTTTAGTAAAGTCAGCCTGTACTAATCCTGACACACCGTCAAGCAGGTTTAACTCAGTAGCAGTAGCTGTTACGTTTGTGCCACCTATGTCTAGTGTGGTTACAGATATTTCTCCTGCCACTGTGACAAGACCGTTAGCTACGGTGATTAAATCAGTATCGTCTGTATGCCCTATATTAGAACCGTTGATTAGTACATCGTCTATATCAAGCGAACCACCTGTGATTAATCCTGTGGTGGTTATTGTAGATGAGCCTGTATCTATTGTGCCAAAGCCAGAGGTAATGCTACCACTGTTTAACGCACCAACAGTTGTTACATTTGATAATGTATCTAATGCTGATTCAAAGTAAGTCTCAAAGTCCGTGAGAGCTACCTGCTTCATAGTTCCTGCATCGTTGACCACTACTCTGTCAGCGTCTGCTAGTGTGGTGGAACTAGCTGTGGTATCACCGTCTAATATATTTACTTCTGTTGTTGTAACAGTAAGTCCGTCTAATACTTCTAACTCTGCTTCACTTATGTCAGCACTACCTATTACAATATTACCACCGACAGTGAGGTTGCCAGACACATCCACTGCACCATTGATGTCAATAGTTGTTGCAGCTATCTGTACTTCTGTGTCAGCTACAATGTCTAGCTGTCCGTCTGTGCTAGAGTTAATGTATAGGGCTGTATCACGGAACTGTAGCTTTTCTGTAGACGCTACAAGTATGTCATCAGAGAACTCAAAGTAGTCTTCGTCTTCCATCCATTTAAACACACCATCGTTTGTCTCACCATCAAAGGTAATTGTTATATCTGTTCCTGCTGTCCCTGCACCAAAAGTAAGTGTGTTACCTAATAGCTTTGTGATAGGACCACCTTCAGCAGTAGTACCATCATGTGTGTGTCCTGAACTTGATGCGAAAGCTGCTAATAACTGATTGAACTCGTCATTAGTGTGGGCAGCCGTGATAACATCACCGTCAGTGTATGAAGACTGTCTTGTGTATGTTGCTCCCATTTATCTTCTTGCTCCTGTTTGGTATTCGAGTTGAAAACCTTTTAGTGAGTACGGTGCTGTTTCTCCACCGTCATTTACTCTTAGTGCTACAGCAAATCCTGATCCTTCTACTGATTGCCTAAACAGTGGCTGTGATGCTCCTCCGTATGTACCTATCACAGAGGATGATGTACCGTATGTTGTCGTTCCATATATCGCAGCAATGTCACTTGAGTCTAGTTCATAAGCTGCAGGTCGTGCTGAGTCCTTGGATTCGTAGTCGTATCGAACAAACAAGTCAGCGTCTATTGTTGACTCTGGCGCAAAGTTTACAATAACACGTTGCATATGCTTTCGTATACCTGCATCACCAAACGTCATGTCAGGACTTCTGTACTTAGCATTTATGGCTGTGCCATCAAATGTATTGCCTGATTCTTGTCTATACACATATCCGTTTGAGTAGTCACCGTGTAAAACTATAACATCTCCTGCTTTTACAAAACTATCTGTTGATGCAGGTTTTATCCCTCGTAGTTCAGAAAACTCAAATGCCTGTCCTTTTAAAACACATGCCACACCTTTTGTACTATTTTGTGCTGTGTTTGCTTTTGTAAAGAACATCCTGTATTGTGTTCTATCTGGTATTACTACACTCTCAAACTCAGATGCACTTGATAGGTTCTCGTCAAATATAGACTGCACATTAGCACTGATAGTTCCTAGTTCAACGTCACCAATTCTTGCTGTACCTGCGACTGTTCGCAAACCATCAGGTCCTAAGAATATCAAGTCACCTGCAAATTCCTGTATCGTATCTCCGTTAATACAACCAATGTCTCTCGTTACAGCAGATATGGCAAAGTCACTTGACGTACTACCACTCAGTTTAAATATTCTGTTTTCACAAAAGATAAACAAGTTATCACGGAAAACCTTTAGACCTGTTATGGTGTCGTCTACTTTTATAGTTCCTGCACCACTGCCACTACTAAAAGCATCTTCATCAAAGGGTTGACTAAATACTAACGTCTGTGGTGTAGAAGACTTCCCTGCATAAAACATGTGACTTTTAAATGCTGTCACAAACTTAGAGCCTGATACTGAGCTTTCGCTTACGTCTGTTGCCGACATTGATGTGTTAAAGAATGTCGGAGCATTAGTTCCGTCTACTACTATTAACTTACTAGTGCCATCAAAGTTGTATCGTTCAAAGTTATATTTACCTGCACTTGTTCTGCCTGTGTCTCGTTCTGTCCAACTAGAGCCACCTGCTGTGGCACTAAATATTTTCTCTCCTCTAGCTGCAACTACAAAGTCACCAAATGTTGCTACCATTAAAACTTTTTCAGTAGAGGCACTTGTTTGTGGTACGACAGCACTTACGTATTTGCTAAAGCCGTTTATCCTTCTGTAACCACCTTCAATGTCAGGCTCAAAGTTTTGTAACTCTAGTGCTTCGCCTGGTTGCATTAGGAAGGTAGATCTATTAAGAACTAATCCACCTTGACAGTTAAACGCAGCAGGACTTGTCTGCGAAAGATCAGGCATTAGGTTAACGCTCCTGAGCTAAAGTATCCTGTGGGTTGCTGTATCATTGTTGAACGCACATACTCATATTTGTTTACTAATAAACTTTGCATGTTTTTTATGCCTTGCTCAAACCGACTAAAGTTTAATTGATACTGCGTTGTTTCTCCTCTGTACTGATAAACAAAAGCTGTAGCTCCATCTATAATTACAGGATCAAATCGTGCAGGTATGGTTGTTGTACTGTCCTGTGCAGAAAGATCTGTAGGAAAAGCAAAATAGTCAAACTTTAGTGTGTAAGCTCTATTAGGAAACGGAAACAATAGAAAGTTATTATCTAATGTCCTAACTATAAATCTAGGCACAGCACCATTATCAAATTGTGCAACAGATGTTCCGTTGTCGTGCGTTGCTGCTGTTGTTCCGTTAGCACCTCTTGTACATCCTGTTAACGTGTTAGTGCTAATACCTGTGTATGTTATTTCTTCGTTCTCTATAAAGATTCTTCCAGTGCTGTCAAAGCCTGTAGAGCTTGTAAGATCTATTTCTGTTTCACTAGCGTCTAGTGCTTCTGCTAGTGTTGTTGTTACTATTTCGTCTTCTTGTGTTACACTCTCTCTATTTATGTAATCATTGTATTGTAGTATACTTAAGTTTGCACCTGATGCTCCTAGTGTACTATTTTTTACTATTCTAGCAGTATTGTAGTCTACATGCTTTGCATCAGTAGGTATACTGTATCGTACTATTCCCGGAGATAGTGTTTGTGTTTTTGTGGTGTGATTAAAGGGATACTGAAACTCCCTTTGATTTATATATCGTATAGATTCATTTACAGCGTTTTGTGCTTGAACCTGTATACCTCTCGCATTAGAGAAGTTAGAAGAG